TTCCCGAAAACTACGCCAAACGATGCGCCATTAAGGACGATGAGGACTTGGACGCATACTTCAAGGACTTGAAGCAGGAGTTCGCAAATGACGGCTTCAAAGGCGTAACCCCTCCCGAATCAGCGGAAGAGAAGATTGAGAAAGAATCTGAATCTATCGCTAAAATGATTGATGAGGGTACGAAAACTATTGTTGAACAAAACAAGAATTAATTATGTCAGCAGGATTTAAGTATGACTTGGTTCCGCCCGTTGAGCAAGAGGAACGCTACGATGTCCAGACCGGCATTCGTAGACGTGGTCCGTTCAAACTTGATACGCAGAACCTGGTAGTGGGAAGTTTTCTTCCCGGATTTACACCGATTTGTGCGGACTTGAAAAATAAGTTCGCTTATGCGGTAATCAATGTGAGAGTTGCGGAAGCCTATACCACTGGTGGAGAGGCTTTGTCTATTAAAGTAGCCAAGAACTCTTTGGCTTATGTGGGTATGTTTGTCGGAAACGGCAAGAAAGGTGCAGAAGTAACGGCAATTGATAAGTCTAATGCCAACTACGATGTATTGACTATTAAGGCTGCTTTTGGTGAGAATATTGCCAAAGATGCTGTATTATTCAATGCGGTTGCAGTTGATGGTTTAAAGCAAAAGCATGTCGCTAATTCGGCTCTGTACAACCGTACAAAGGTTGAGGATGGAATTACATTGGTTTCATTGCTTCGTACAGCCGCAGAGATTGAACCTTCAAAATTGGTTATGCCGTTCTCCGAGAACGATAAAGCCAACATGAAGGGATGGTTTGAATTTAACGAGTAAGGAGGTAGGATATGTTTTTAACGATTCAAACATTATTCGATGATGCGAATATTGTTTCCGCTATCATCAGACGTGTGAACCAGACACGCAAGGACACAATCTATTGGCAGCAGTATCTTACTTTCCGCAGAGTGACTACTCGTGTGTTCAAGGATTATATCGGTTCTGTAACCGGGGTTATGGCCGGCTCCATCAATTCGCGTTTTGGAGAGAAACCCATCCGTGAACGTCGGAACATCGGTTCCGGATATGGTGAGATTGCCTATTTGGGTGATGCTTATCAGATGTCTATTGACCGTCTTTCTGAATTGCAGGATTTGATTGACAAGTTCAATGCCGCTAAGCCAGCCGACCAAAAGGCTGCAATGGAAGAGATTGTAAACTTCCTGGCAGACGACTACCGTCAGATTACCCTTGCCGCCCACAAGCGTATGGATATTATTGTCGGTGCGCTGTTGATGCTTGGTGAAGCCACCGTTTACAACAAAGACGCTGCAATCACTTCCGGTCAGACCAATAATAAACTGCTGGAGATTACCCTTCCGTTCAATTTTATCAAGCCGAAAAGTGGAGATGTGGTTGTGGACGGAAAGAATATGTTTATCTCTTATTTGAGAGAGAAACTTCATTCCTTGGCACCGGACTATGGCGTTTATGCCAAGATGGTTATGACTCGTGCATCTTTCAACAAGCTTATTCTTGGTTCATCTGAATTTGGTGAGCAGTACAAGAGGATTCTCGGCAGCAACGAAATGAAGTTGAGTACGGGATTGGTTTCCTCTTCTTTGGCTTCCGAAGTGTTCACCGGCATCGGTTTGCCGCGTATTGAAATCAAGGAGGACTACGTGAAAGACCAGACGGGAAAGAATGTGCAGATTTACGCGGATAACCGTATTACTCTGTTACCTTCTGACAACATTGGTTATATGCGCCATCATACCCCGTATGAAGCGACAGACCCAGTACAAGGACGTACTTATATCCCGTCAGAGGGGCAGATGCTTATCTCCAACTACCGTGACAAAAACGGTCGCTACATGGAATATACGGCAGAGTGGATTCCGCAGATTTCCAATCCAGATTTGATAACCAATTTCGATTTGAACGAAATTGCATCCATCCAATCAGCATAAGGGGGTAGGATATGAAAGTAAAGGTTATATCAGTTTTCCGCGACAAGTTCACCGGAAAGTATTACACTCCCGGTGAAGTGATTGAAGTCGGTGAGGAAGCCCGTGTGCTGGATATGGAAAGCCGCAGACTTGCTGAACGGATTGAGGCAAAAAATACCGAAGTGAAAGCCCCTGAAGAAAAGAAGGAGGTGAAAATTTCCCTCTTTGAAAAGGAGTTTGAGAAGAAGACTTTGATTGATGCTTTGAAGTCCATCGGCGTACAGGCTTCCGGCAATATGAAAGAGGAAACTCTTTTGTCTAAGGTTTCAGAACTGGATGAAGAATCAACAGCCAAACTGAAAGAAGCATTAGGTATCGAGTAAAAGGATAGGGTAGTGCTTCTACCCTTCCATTGCCTAATTTTATAAATCAGAAAAGAAATGAAGAATTTTATTTTTGCCATGTGTGGTTTTTTGATGATGTCTTTGGTTTCGTTGAGCGTGCAGGCATCAAGTGTGGAATCTCCCAAGTGTGAATATGTGAATCCATCGGTTAATGCCGGTTTGCCGGATATTCAGTCTATCACTTTGGAAACGGCTCTGGCTGATTGTGTTGTACTAACCATGCCACAGACTATATTCTTGGTTGCAAATAACCCGGCTATGATGTGTTCGATAAAAGAGGAAGCGGCTATTCAAGGGATACGAATTAATGTTCCCAAATGCCCGTTCAGATACATCTATAAATCAAAGTATTGCACGCATTATAGCTATACTGCATATTGTAAACTGATTACACCATATTGAATGATAACAGTCATGAGTAACAAGGAGTTTGTATTAAGCGTATTTGATAAGAATACCCCGTCTAATCTTGTAGTTGAAAATATACTTTCAAGAACGGGATTGGATGGCGAAGAACCTTTTGCCGAGGAAAATAGGGCAAGATTAGAGGTCGCTTGTGCCAAGCAAATTCCGTGGATGATACAAAATCCATCTTCGGTCAGCGAAAGCGGATTTTCTGTGTCTTGGTCTAATCATGTTGATAGCCTAATGAAATTGTACTCATGGCTGTGTAAACAGTACGGTTTGAAAGACGAACTGGGTAACAAACCTAAAGTGACTTTCTTATGATATTCGCTCCACACATATTGCAGGTAAAAGTTATCACCCCGATGGATAAGGATGAGTTTGGCAGACCTATTCCCGGAACAGGTGGTGAATACTGGCAGGAGGTATGCAAGTGCCGTTGTGATGATAACACTACCAAAGAGTTTTCATCTGATAACGGCTCTGTGTATCGTCCGAATTATCATGTAGTATGTGAGAAAAGAATTACTGTCAAGGCTGGCGATGAAGTACGTTGCATGGATGGTGATGGCGTAAGAGGTCAAGGCGAAGTCTACATGGTAAAGAGTACAAACTACTTTAACTACTCGGAATTATGGATGTAGATTTCGATTTCTCAGATGTCGACTCCTTTTTCGATGAAGGAGAATGGGAGGTCGAAAAGAAGATGATTGATGTAGGCGATGAAGCCGTGAAGTACGCAGAGGAACATGGGGATTATCAAGACCATACACTCACTTTGAGAACGTCCAATGATTACGATGTCGATAAAGACGGTTTGACATTGAAAAACGAAGCGGAATACGCATCATTCGTAGAATCTAAAGGGTATGATGTTTTGAGTAGTGCTGCTTTATTTGCGGAGAAACGATTAAAAGAAGAATTTGAAAAATGAAAAAGTATATTGGTACAAAGTTAGTTCAGGCTACACCTGCAATTCGCAAGGGTGGTAAGGTATATCTGCCCACTGATGCTATTCCAAGAACTATGGAACAAGTGGAAGAAGGATACAAGGTGGTATACGAAGACGGCTACGAGAGTTGGTCGCCTAAAGATGTGTTTGAAAAGGCATACAAGGTGGCTGAAACATTCAAAGACCGCTTACTTATCGAACGGCAGGATTTGGCTGAAAGATTTAGTAAACTGTGTGCTTTTGTAGACACTCCCAAGTTTAAAGAAGTTGTAAAAGACGAACACCAACGTGATTTGCTTCTGCAACAGCGCGATTATATGGGTGAGTATCTGAACATTCTCAACCAACGTATCGAAGCATTAGTATGATAGTAACTACCGACATAGGAAACATTCTCTACCGGGACTGCAAGGCTTTCGGAATAAGCATAGTACCCAACGGGGAAACGCTGACGGGTGAATTGACCTCTGAAAGAATCGTTATCCACACGAAGAAACAACAGCCGGGAAAGTATTGGAAGAAGTCTTTCGCAGAAGTGAATCTATGTGTACCCAATTTAAGCGAGAATGAAGCGAACACAATCCGGCTTAACGAACTTGAAAGAAAGGCTGGCAAGCTGCTTGATGATGTAGTAAGCACCTATGACGGTACAACCTATCGTTACTCTATCGAATCAATTGGCACGGAAGCGAATACAGCTTTGAAATGCCATTACGTGAATGTGAGAATTTTATTTGAAGTAATAAATGTAAAACTATAAGATTATGATTTCAGCAGTAGGAATAAAAAGAATCTTGTTTGCCGATATTGATAAGGTAACGGCAGACATTACCCCCGAAATCGCAAAGACTTTGATTCAAGCCGCTATCAAAGCGAAAGATGAGGTTTTGAATGTACACGGGGAAACGTGGCAGATTGAGGAAACGGAAGCCTCCGTCACTGGGTACAAGAACCAATTAACGGGAAAGAATTACCGTTACGATGATGTGCCGGGAGAAGTATCGCCCGCTTTCTCTATCGGACAATATGACTGGAAGACCAAGAAAGCGTTCATGGGTGGCGATGTTATTCAGGCAACATCTAAAGATGTGGGTTGGAAGCGTGCTTTGAATAAAGTTATTATCAACAAAGCATTGTTCTGTCTGACCGATGATGATGTATGGTTCATCTTCCCAAAATGCCGTATTGTTTCCCGTGAAGCCAATACGGATAAGGCAATTGCAATCGCTGTAAAAGGCTTGGTGCAGGAACCGGGAATCGAAGGTGTTTCTTCTGAGTATAACTACGAAGAGGGGCAGATTAAAGCTTTGCAGGCATGAACTACAGTAACCATTGTACCTACTCCTTCCGATGCGACCGTAAAGCTGGACGGTGCAACGGTCAAGTCAAAGCAGGTGAATGCTGGGGCTACCGTTCACTATGAAGTGTCGAAAGTGGGGTACGTCACTCAGTCAGGAGATATTAAAACCACTCCTTCTGAAGTTGATACCACTCTTAAAAAAGAGATAACATTGGTAAAAGCACAAGAGTGATAACCGGGGGATGGATATATACCATTCCCCCTTTTAGTTTAAGAATATGAATCAAGCAGCAAAAACGGTTTCTGATGCTTTGTTAGGGTTGGATTTCATGAATGTGGAGATAGGAGGGATGGTTTATACTATTAAACCTCCTACAATTAAAATTATCTGTCGTGCCATTCATCATTTTTCCAATATCGGCATGACTGGAGATAATGTCATGGAAGCTATTAAAGAGCTTCCTGAAGCTACTGAAGATATGCTGAAAGGTATTTCATGCTTCATCTGCGGGAATGATAGTTTGGTCAAAGAATTGGAGAACGGCACTTTTGAAGAAGTCAAAGATGCCTTGGAAGTCTGTTTCTCTATGATGGATATTTCGGCTTTTCAGTGTGTCAGCTCGATGAGGAACGTGTCGATGCTGGCAGCAAGACCGAAACAGTAGGAAACACAACGTTCTTCGGGCAGATAGCCCATTTGATTGACACGCTGCATCTGAGTTATACAGAAGTGTTTGAGATTATCCCTTATCGGAATCTGCTGATGATGCAACGGGATAAATTACACGCAGTATATGGTGGTCAGAAGGTGAATAGAATCAGTGGTAAGGAATTGGCTAATCGTAGGAAAAAGAAATAGATATGGCGAAATTATATTTTAAGGTAGGTAGTGACTGGGAAGAAGTTGTAAGACTTCGTAATGAAATTGCAAAATTAAAGCAGGAGTTAATGAGCATGGATGGCACGCAGTCTCCTGCTGTTTTCAAGGCTTTGAATACCCAACTTGCTGCATCCAACCAAAAATTGGATGAGTTGGTGACTAATGCAGCCAAAGCTGGAGCAGAGATGGAAACGGGATTCAAAAGGAAAATCTTCGATGCTTCTCAGGTCGTGAATGGATTGTCGGAAAAAATAACATTTCAACGTGGAACTATCCAACAATTGAAAAATGAGTTAGCAGGATTAAAAGACAAATACAAGGAAGCGCTGAAAGCCGATGGCGATGTTACCGGATTGGGCATCAAAGTCAAGTCTGTCAATGCAAGACTTAGTGAGCAGAAATCGGTTTTGTTCGACCTTACCCAACAGCAGGCTGGCGCACGGCTTAACGTAAAGAAACTGCGTGACGAATACGAACTATACAAAGAAAATGGCGAGGAAGTAAACGAGACCAATGAAAGCCTTGCTATGTCTTGGGGAAAAGTCATTGGCGCCATCGGCGGTGCGGCGGCTCTGAAATCTTTCGTTTCAGAGATGATGAATGTACGTGGCGAATTCCAACAGCTTGAAATAGCTTTCGGTACTATGCTCAAGAGCAAGGAGAAGGCGGACAAGCTGATGGCTGAACTGGTTGATATTGCAGCCAAGACTCCTTTTGACCTGCAAGGTGTGGCTTCTTCGGCCAAGCAGATGCTGGCTTATGGTTCCTCTGCGGAAAGTGTAGGTAAGGAATTGGTGATGCTCGGCAATGTGGCGGCCGGTGTAGGTGCTCAGCTTGGAGACATAGCCTATCTGTATGGCACACTCAGGACGCAAGGAAGAGCTTATGCCGTAGATATTCGTCAGTTCGCTGGCCGTGGTATTCCTATCTATGAGGAATTGGCTAAAGTAATGGGTGTAACCAAGGATGAAGTATCAGATTTAGTATCACAAGGCAAGGTTGGCTTCAAGGAGGTGGAACAAGCCTTCCAGAACATGACCAAAGAAGGCGGTATGTACTTCAATCTGATGCAGGAACAATCAAAATCACTCACGGGGCAAATCAGCAACCTGGGTGATGCCTGGGACTCCATGCTCAACGAAATGGGTAAGAAAGGTGAAGGTGTTTTCTATACTGCTATTTCTGCGGCCAAAAGCTTGGTAGAAAACTACGAAAAGGTGGGAATGGTTATCGAAGGGCTTATTATCACCTATGGTGCTTACAAGACTGCTCTCATGGCAAATATCGCCTTGGAGAAAATTCAAGCTGCCAATCGGTTGGCTTCTATCAAGGGGGTTACGGCCATGAAGATGGTGACAGACCTAATGACGGGAAGCGTAGCCAAGCTGAATAAGGTGCTTATGCTGAATCCATACGCCCTGGTAGGTGCGGCGGCTCTTGCTTCCAGTGTCTATATGCTTAAATGGGCAGATAGCCAGGATAAATGCACAGAAGCAACAGAACGATTCAATAAAGCAGAGGAAGCATCAAAGCAGGCGAGAGAAGAGCGAAACAGAAATGTTAATGAGTATATCAAGATTGCATCTGATGAGAAAAGGACTACGGATGAGAGAAAGATTGCCATTGAATCGCTAAAGGATGCATACAAAAAACTGCTTCCCCAATATGACAAGGAATCATTCTTGTTGAAGAACATAGCAGAGTACAGGAAAAAAATCAACGAAGAGGAACTGCGAAACGAGCGTATCGGCACGAAGAAAAAAATCACCATGCTGGACAGAGATATAGCGAAGTATAAGAATGGATTAAAGGAGGCAAACAGACAAGGGGCTGGGCAAGCTACACAAGCCATCATGAACACGCTCAATAACCTCAAGAAAGAAAGAGAGCTGTACGACAAGAAGCTACAGCAACTTGAAAGTGAGTCATCCGCAGGTACAGGGAAGAAAGAAGAGAAGGTAAAGAATAAAACCTATTGGGAGAAGCAGAAAAAGGATGCGCAGGCCGCTCTTGACGCGATTGATTCTGTTAAGCGAAAGAAGATGAATACAGGCGATTTCAAGGGGATTGACTCCGAAGACAAGAATATCTTCCAAGAAAGCAAGAAGAAAATCAAGGAAGCCGAGAAACATCTGAAAGCCTACGAAAAAGAGGAAAAGATACAGAAGGAAGCCGGCAAAAAGTTAAAGCAGCAAGAGAAGATAAGCGAACAACTTCTTTCCCTCCGCCGTAAGAACCAGCAGGATGAAATCAGCCTCATGGAGGATGGTACTGAAAAGAAGCTGGCTCAGATTGACTTGGACTATCAGAAAGAACTGGATGCCATCCGTAAGCAAGAACAGGAATGGAGCAAGGCTAATGGTGGCAAGCTGACAAAGGAGCAGTCTGTACAAATATCCCTTTCGTATTCGCAGGCAGAAAACAAGCGTGACAAGTCAATCTCCGATGTTAACAAAGAGGAACTCGAAGCCATGAACCGCTATCTGAAAGAATACGGGACGTTCCAACAGAAAAAGGAGGCCATAACGAAAGAGTATAACGACAAGATGACCAAAGCCACTACCGAAGGCGGTAAGAAGCTTCTCCAAAAGGAAATGGAAGAAGCATTGTCTTCTGTGGATATGGATAAGCTCAAACAAGAAATCAACTGGGAACTTATCTTCGGTGATTTGAACAAGGTTTCCAAAAAATCACTTGAACAGGTAAAACAACAGCTAAAGACTTTCAAAAACTCCGATGAGTATAAGAACATGGCTGTCGACCAGAAAAAAGTGATTGACGAAGCATTGAATAATATTCAGAGTACCATCATCGACAAAGGCGGTTTGCTTGGAGATTTGCCGGAGCAACTGGATGCTTTGCGCATTGCTCAAGACGAACTTAAGCAAGCGCAGGATGAGTATAACAAATCTCTCAAAAGTGGTACGGATGCCGAGAAAGAAGCTGCTCTCAAAAAGAAAAACAAAGCCGAGAAGAATGTTCAGAATGCGGAAACGAATGTAACCAGAAGCGCGGATAAGACCCAAAAAAGTTTGATAACACTAACGGATACCGTCACCCAGCTTGGCAGTTCATCTGAAATGTCTCTATCTCAAATAGGGAATCTTGCTGCTGGTCTTGTAGATACGTTTTCTGAGGCAGGAAGTAAGATAGGTGGTATTGTTGGTACGGTGTTCTCTCTGCTTGACGGAATAGAAAAACAAGGCTTCGACGGATTTGTCAAGAATGTTTTTTCAAGCGTTTTTGGAGCCGGTGCGAGTATGTGGAACACACTTACTTTCGGTGGTTTCAATAAATTGTTCGGTATCGGTGGCAATGCAAAGGAGGTACAGGATTCCATTAATCGTCTTACCGACCGTAATGAGACGTTACAGACTTCTATCGAATCATTGACAGATGAGATAAAGGCAAGCAAAGGAACGAAATCCGTAGCTGCGTATAGAAGTGCTTATGAATACCAGAAAGAGCAGAACTCCAATTATCTGAATATCGCCCGTGAACAGGCAGGTTACCATAATTCACATAAGAGCTGGCAATACTACATGAGATGGTCTGCCGAAGACTTGAAATGGATTCAACAGAACATAAACAAGAATTTTACCGGAACTTCTTCATTATGGGAGCTGACACCTGAAGAGATGGAAAAACTCCGTAGTAATGTTGATATATGGACAAAGATGCAGAATGCCGGGAAAGGTGGTTATGGTGAACGTGTAACCGATAAACTTGATGATTATATTGAGCAGGCCGGCAAACTGGAGGAGTTGACCGATAATCTTTATGAGGGTCTGACCGGAATGTCATTCGATTCCATGTATGACAGTTTTGTAAGCAGTCTGATGGACATGGAGAAGAGTGCTGAGGATGTTGCTGATGACATATCCAAATATTTCATGCAGGCAATGCTGTCAAATGCCATCGGTGAACAGTTTAGTGACAAACTGAGAACATGGTATGACAAATTCGGTGAAGCCATGAAAGATGATGGTACGCTTGATAATAATGAGCGTAAGGAGCTGATGGATGAGTACATGGGTTATGTGGATGAAGCCATGAAGCTTCGTGACGAGCTTGCCGCAGCAACCGGATATGATAAAATTTCGCAAGAATCAACATCGCAGTCAGCTTCATCCAAAGGCTTTCAGGCAATGAGTCAAGATACCGGCGAAGAGTTGAACGGGCGGTTTACAGCATTGCAGATTGCAGGAGAAGAGATAAAGAATCAGAATATTATTCAATCTCAATCACTTAATCTACTGACAGTAAAAGCAGATGCTCTACTTTCCATAAATACGGAAACAAGGAATATCGCTGATGATACGCGAGATTTGATAGCACAATCTTATCTTGAATTGGTACAGATTTCGGAAAATACAGGAGCTATTGTAAAACCAATCATTCAAATTCAGAAAGATATGGCAGAAGTGAAAAACAATACATCTAAATTATAAACTATGTCAGATTTATTGATAAATACCCAAGACGCCTACACAACATGGGGGGTAAGAATGGGGGAGGGCTTTCTTGATGTACTTGGGGCATCATCACCCATGAAAGAATTTATAGAAAATAAGTCCCGGTTGGAACATGGAAAACGTGTGATAATCAATGACCCCAAAATAGATGAACGGGAAATAACACTTTCTTTTACAATTGAAGGAAATTCCCAATCCGACTATCAAGCAAAGAAAAAAGCTTTCTTTGAAGAATTGTATAAAGGTGTGGTTGATATTCAAGTTCCGGCTAACAGTAATGAGATTTATCATCTGATTTATCTTGGGAAAAGCGTTGCTTATGCACAGAGTTTTGACCAGACTTTCGGAAAAATTTCAGCCAAGTTTAACGAGCCAAACCCAGCAAACAGAACCTAATTCACGACATTGGATTTATTGTCGTGTATATGAGTGTCCAAAATAGGGCACTCTTTTTTTTATCTGCGAACTTTGGATGCGTTATGGTAGACATCAAAGACATATCCGGTAAGACAAGATTTTCGACCCCCATTAATGCCGGGGCTAAAGGCAGGTTTACCCTGATGAAGGAAGACTATATCATCCTTCCGTTCAGCGTTCCCGACCCGGTGTATTTCAAGCTCGGCGACTACGTGGATTTGTCGGGAGTGCTTGACGAGTCCCTGGGCGGACTGCTGTCCAAGGTCTATGAGATAGTGGATTTGCAGAAACCTGCCTTCAATGCTTCTACCGGGGGATATGACTATGAGCTGCGCATGGACGCGTATTACTGGAAGTGGAAGAACAAGATTTTCAAGTACACTCCCGAACATGCCGGCCATGAGGCTTCATGGTCTCTGACCGCACCCCTTGACGTGCAGCTCGGCGTATTCCTCCGCAACCTGAAGGCACTCGGATATACATACAATGGAAAAGAGTTTGAGTTCAGCATAGATTCCACAGTGGAGAACAAGGCCGTTGCGATGAGGTACGACAATATGAACCTTCTTGACGCCCTGTTCTCCATGGCCGATAAGGAGAAATGGGACTGTGATTGCTGGATAACGGATAACATAATCCATTTTGGGCGAAATGAATATGGTAATTCCGTCAGAATCGAGTTAGGGGTTGAAGCGTCAGCCATGACCCGCAGCGACAGCAAAGGTACTTATGCGACCAGAATCTATGCGTTCGGCTCTACCCGGAATATTCCGGCAGACTACCGTCCCGTGGATGAACAGACGGTTGTCAACGGCGTAGTCCAGCGCAGGCTGATGCTTCCCGCGGACACGCCTTACATTGATGTGTATTCCGACATGTCCGAAGAGGAAGCGATAGAGGATATTGTCGTATTTGAAAATGTCTATCCCCGGCGTACGGGCACATTATCCGACGTGCATACCCGCACCGAAGAGGTGAAGGACGAGAACGGCACGAAAGAGACCGTCACCTACTACCGCTACAAGGATACCGGGCTGGAGTTCAAGGAGGAATATCTTATCGAAGGCCAGGAACTGAGAATCCGGTTCCAGTCCGGCAAACTTAACGGCATGGAATTCGGTGTCATTTTCAATCCCGACCCCAAAGACGACATGCGCGGTGCACAGCTTTGGGAAATCGTGAGAAACGAGGATTACGGGCGTATGCTTCCCGATGATACCCTTTGTCCGGAAAACGGCGACGAGTATGTCCTTTCCGGTTTCAACATCCAGCTTGTGTCTGACAGATATACCCCCGAAGCCGAACAGGAGCTTAAGGGAAAGGCGCAGGAGTATGCCGACCGACGCAAAAGGGATGACGGTACATATAACACGACCCTTGATTCCGAATGGGTGTATAACGACCGGCTGAGACGCTTCTATGAGTTCGGACAGAAAGTGTTCCTTGTAAACAGGGCTTTTTTTGAGAACGGGCGCGACAGCCGCATACTCGGCTGGGAGTTCAACCTTGACAAGCCTTGGGACAGCCCTGCATACATAATCGGCGAGAGTATGCCCTATTCCCGTATCGGGGATATGGAAGACAAGATTGATTCCCTGACCTACAAGGGGCAGACATATACCGGCGGCGGAAACGGGGTCTATATAATCAGGACGAACGATACGACAGCCCCTTCCGACAGTAATGTATTCTCGGCACGCAGGTCTCTGGTCTCTTTCTTAAGGAAAGACAAGTCCGATAAGACTGAATATCTTTTGAAACTCCTCGCAGGCGGTGAGTTTGGCGAATTCGTAGACAGTATGATTGCCGGCAAGGGTGCAGGGATATTTCCTGATGGCCGGGCACAGGTAGAACGGTTGGAAGTCCGCGGTTCACTGTCAGTGCTTGACTTGATAATAAACCAGATTCAAGGAATGGAGTCTGATTACTCCTTCACCGAGATTGGCAAGATAGAATCCGTGGAGGATTTGGGAGAAAACACCTACCGTCTGAGTATCGAGAAACGCACGGACTTCGACTTCATGAAGTTCCAGGAGAATGATGTCTGCTTTTCCATCATTAATACATTACTAACGGGCGGTTCCGAGTATTATACAAGCTGGATGCGTATTCTTACCACCAATGCGCAGGAGAATAGCATAACGGTCGTGCTCTATCCGGACAGCGAAGTGCCGGGCGGCACGA